CGGGAACCTCATTGAAAAGGTCGGTGATTTCATCGGCGTAACATCCGAAGCCGAACGGCAAACGGCTAAACTTTTAAAAGATAACGCCGAGGCAATCCGATCAACGGAACGCGAACTCGAGGTGAACGGAGACAAGTACGACGAGTTCACGACGCGCAAGATTGAGGCAAATTTGAAATATCGCAAATCATTCGAGGAACTTACCAAGGACGAAAGCCTGACGATTGCCCAACGCGATAAGTTCATCGCGGAGGCGCGAGCGAGAGCGGATCGGGACATAGCAAAAGCGGACAAGGATCGACAAGCGTCAATCGATAAAGGAAACAAAGAAGCGGCGGATAAGGCCGAGAAGGTTGCGAAAGAAAAGGCGGATAAACTGAAGGCGGCGCAAAAGGAGCAACAACAAATCCAAGATGAAGGGCAAAAGGAACTCGCCCAACTTATCAACGAGAACGAAAAGGCGATCACCGAAACGTCGATTGAGAACGAAAATGACCGGGCAAAAAAACTGATCGACATTCAGTTAAAGCAAGACACCGACCGGGTTAACGCTACAAAATTATCCGCCGAACTAAAAGCGAAAATCGTCGCCGAACTCGAGAAAAAAGCGCAAATCGAGCGCGATAAAGTCCAGAAAAAAATCGACGACGAGGAAAAGAAACGCGCGGAGGAAACGGCGAAGCGTGTCGCGGAAATTCGAACGGAGATTGTAGAGAATAGTATAACCGACGAAACCGAGCGTCGATTGTTTGGCATTCGCGCTAAGTACGCCGCCGAAATCGCGGAGGTCGAAAAGGGTGAAGGGGATGTCGCGGCATTGGTCGCGGCATTGAAGGAGCGGCAAGCGCAAGAGGAAGACGCGGTTGATCTTGAACGTCGTAAAAAACAAGCGGAAGAAAGGTCGACAGAACTGAATGAAATCATCGGGAATGTTGATCTTGAATTTGAGGCTCGGAGATCTGCATTGCAGCAACTTTCCGAACTAAACGCCGCGTATCTTGAAAATGGGATATTAACTCGCGAAGAATACAATAAAAAGCAAAAGGAACTCGCAAAAGCGGAAGTCGAAATTGACAGACAAAAACAAGCGGCACTCGAAGCGAATGTATCTGCATACGGTCAGGTTTTAGGTCAACTCTCAAATCTGCTCGGGAAAAATACGGCAGCGGGTAAAGCGGCAGCGATTGCGGAAGCGACCATCAATACTTACCTATCCGCATCGAAAGCATATCAAGCGATGTCGTCTATTCCTCCGGCACCATTGTTCGGCGTGATTGCTGCGGGTGTAGCAACTGCAGCAGGTATCAAAAATGTCCGGGAGATTGCAAAGGTGCAAGTACCGGGAGGAGGAGGCAGCGGATCAGTTCCGTCGATTTCATCGCCGAGCATGGCAGGTATCCCGTCAATGTCTGCGACCGCGCCGCTCGCTCCGGTTACACCGCAAGCGCAAACCTTCCGGCTCGATCAACAATCCATCCGTGGCATCAACACCGCATCAACCCGAGCATACGTCGTTGAATCCGACATCACATCGTCGCAAGAGCGGGTCACTCGATTGAACCGTGCGGCAAGGTTGGGATAGGATTTCTAATTATCAAAAATGGCAATCATGCAAGACGAGTTACCAATTTACGAACTCACTATATCTGAAGCGGACGAAGGGAATTTCGAGGTCGACTACATCGCACTCGTCGATCGCCCGGCAATTCAAAGGAATTTTCAAGCGTTCAGCGACCTATTCATGGAGCCGAACGATGGCGAATCAGAGGACGAGTTCATTGGGCGATGTGTTCCGAAGATGATTGGCGAAGGTTACGAACAAGATCAAGCCGTCGCGATGTGCTACGGGCAATGGGGTAACCGTGCGAAAAACGGCGAAGAGTTCGAGGAATCAATAAAGGATATACCCGACGACGTTCGCTCCAACGCTCGGAATGCGGTCGAGTGGGCGGAGGAAAACGGTTGGGGTTCATGCGGTACTCCCGTCGGGAAACGTCGCGCATCGCAACTCGCCGATCCGTCCGGCGCGGTATCGCTCGACACCGTTCGACGGATGTACTCGTTCCTTTCCCGTCACGAAAAGGATCTCGAATCATCGAAGGGGTACTCTGACGGATGCGGCAAACTTATGTACGATAGTTGGGGCGGCAAAGCCGGGTTGCGTTGGTCGCGGAATGTACTCCGCCAAGCGTCGGAGGTTAAACTCGCGATTCAAGATTCCGCGCAACGTATCGTGTCCGGGGCGTTGATGATCCCGGACAAATTAATCCTCCGCCGCGATCAACAAGGGGAGTACTTTATCAAGTTCTCACCGGAAACAATTAAGCAGATCGCCATACGATTCGCCAAGCAAGGATACCAACGCAACGTGAACCTCCAACATGACAAGGATCAGCGGGTTGACGCGGTGCTATTCGAATCATGGGTCAAGGATAGCGAACGCGGAATCGGCGGAATGAAGGGATACGAAGATCTGCCGGACGGCACGTGGTTCGGATCGATGAAGATCACCGACGACGAAGGCTGGGCAAAGGTCGAAGCCGGGGAGGTAAAAGGATTTTCGGTCGAGGGAATCTTTCAATACGAACGAGCGGAACAAACGAAGGATGAGGAAATAATGGCGCGGATCATCGACATCCTCCAATCCATCGGGTAACAATTTACGCAAACCACTAATTAACGACATGGCGGGCAACTTTCTTCCGGCGACTTACAACATAAAACTCACGAAGGGGAACACGTGGCAATCCACGTTTGCCATCTTCAAGGATTCCGTCGCGGTGAACCTATCCGGCGCGGAAGTGCGAATCCAGATCCGGCGCAAGGCAACATCGACGACGGCGGAGGTAACGATCACCGAAGCGGACGGAATCACCGTCGGCGGCGCATCATCGAATGAGGTCACGGTATCCAAGCGCGTCAATATCGCCGCCGGGGATTATGTGTGGGATATGCTCACCATAAATTCCGGGGTATACAAAACTTACATCGGAGGCAAATTTGAAGTGGTCGAGGAGGTCACCGAACCCGCATGAGTTACGAAATAAACATAACCGAACAAACGGTCGAGATATTCGACGGTCGCTCATTTTACGGGTCGTTTTATTCCACGCAAGATCAAACGAATGCGGGAGCGACGGCGACGAATAAGATGACATTGAACACGACCGACATCGCATCCGGGGTGTCGATCGTTTCCAATTCGCGCGTAACGATCGCCAATGCCGGAATTTACAACATCCAATTTTCGGCGCAACTCGACAAGACCGATTCCGGCGATGACATCGTCGATATTTGGCTATGCAAAAATGGATCTCCGGTCGCGAACACCAACACCCAAATGACGCTCGTCGGAAATAACGGGAAGCACGTCGCCGCGTGGAATTTCGTCGTACAAGCGTCCGCCGGGGATTACTACGAAATATGTTGGCACTCCGCCGATACCGGGGTATTCCTGAATTATGTTGCCGCCGCATCAAATCCGACACGCCCGGCGATTCCTTCCGTCATCTTAACCGTAACGCAGATATGAAGTATTTACTGATCCTATTCATCGCGCTATTTTCCGTCAGCGGATACGCGCAAGATTCAACCGCCGTCGATTCCATTCGTCCGAACAAACGCCCGATTAAGGAAGTCAAAATTTGGCGCGATGGCGTTCAATACGACGCGAACGATATCGACGTCGTGATCGCTTTCGATAATTGCGAATCATCCGCAACTATTTACTACAAGTTGTCCGACTCAACTGGGCAAATCGTCGCAGACGGGAATATCACGATCGCCGGGGCGGACTACAAGGAATGGGCATCGAAGCCGAATCACAACCGCACGGCGACTAACTACGCAATGCGACATCTCAATTTACAAGAGGCTGCACGCCGTCGAACGATTCGCGCCGCCGCAAAAATCACACAATAAAAACCAACGTACAATGAGTAAACTTTTCACCATCAATTTAGCCGACCTCGCCAAAGGTGCAATCGTCGCCGCTCTCGCTACCGTTCTGGGGATGGTTTCAACAATTCTTTCCGCCGGGCATCTTCCGATCGGAGATGATTGGAAAAACATCGGTGCCGCCGCATTGACCGCGCTCGGCGCGTACATCGCGAAGAATCTTTTCACCAACTCCGGCGGTGAATTCCTCGCATCCGAAAAGCCCGCGAACGATTGAGCGTCGTTTCTAAATGGTACACATCGTAAACGTAACTAAATACAAGCAAGATGAACGCAAAAGAAGCACTCGATAAGATCCGCCAATTATTCGCGGATGCCGAAAAGCCGATGGAGGGCGAACCCGCTCCGGCTAAAATGGAGGCAAAGGAATACGTCCTCGAAGATGGGACGAAAGTAATGGTCTCCGAACTCGAACTCGGTGGCATGGTCGCCGTGGTCGCCGAAGATGGCAGCACCGCTCCCGCTCCGGTTGGCGATCATAAACTCGCCGACGGAACAACAATCACCGTTGCCGAAAATGGCGTGATTACCGCCGTGGCAATGCCCGCTCCGCCCGTCGAAATGCCGGAAGACATGAGCGCGAAGTTCGCAGAAATGCAAGCCGCCGCCGCATCACTCCGCGACACCTTCAAAGCCGAGAACGACGCACTCCGCGCTGAACTCGATGCCATGAACGTGAAACTCAGGGGATTGGCCGACGTAGTGTCCGCCCTCGTCGAAATGCCCGCCGCCGCACCGTTGCAAGAACCACGGAATGCCTTTGCCGCGACCGGATCCACGAAGGACGAAAAGTTGAAGCGCGTCGCCGCTTTATTCGATCAATTGAAGCAATCAAAGTAAACAATAACACAAACAAGTAAAACGAGAATAACATGGCATTTTCACTCGGTACATTAACCGCCTACGTAGAGCAAAACGAGCAACTGCTCGTCGCATCTTCCGTCCTCGGCCCGAAAACGGCTGCATTGATTCAGCAATCCGGAAACGTTATGGCTGGCGTTAAATCCGCTGAAACGATCAACATCATGGACACCGACGCCATATTTCAGGCGGGCGGTTCATGCGGATTCACGACCTCCGGCACCACGACGATCACGCAGCGTCAGGTAACCGTCGGGAAGATCAAAGTAAACGAAGCGCTCTGCCCGAAAGATCTGGAAGCGTATTACACGCAAAAGGCACTCCCCGCCGGAAGTCGTTACGACACCATCGCCTTCGCCGCCGATTACACAACTCGGAAAGCGCAAAAGATTGCCGCACAACTCGAGAAAGCGTTGTGGCAGGGTGACACGACCAGCGGCGACGCAAACCTTTCCCGTTTCGATGGTTTCTGCGAAATCATCAAGGATGCCGGAGCCGCAGTTGTTAACGCGAATAGCGTGGCATATCACGGAAGCGTCGAGACCTCCATCACCAACTCAAACGTGGTTGCGATCTTCGATTCGATCTACAAAGCCATCCCGGCCGAGGTGATCGACAAGGATGACGTTGTGATTTTCTGCGGCATGGACGTATTCCGCACCTTGACCGTGAAGATCAAGAACGACGATCTGTTCCATTACCAAACCGAAGCACGTCCGAATGGAGAGTTCTTCCTCCCCGGAACGGACATCCGCGTAATCGGAACGCCCGGCCTCAACGGCAAGAATGGCATTTACGCCATGCGCTTGTCGAATATGTGGCTCGGTACCGATCTGCTCGACGAAGACCAGAACCGCTGGGAATTGTTCTTCGCTCGCGAAGCCGATCAAGTCCGTTTCGTGGTCGAATTCAAGTACGGCGTACAAGTTGCGTTCCCCTCTGAAATCGTGAAATTCGAGGTGTAAAAGTAAAAGGGCGGTGAAATATCCGCCCTATTTTTCAAATATAAAATATTACAATATGCCATGCGCCCTAAGTCAGGGGTACTCCTTTGACTGCAAAGACAATATCGGAGGCATCAAAAATGTCTGGTTCATCGGTTACAACGATGTGTCCGCCGTCACCGAATCGAGCGGGAATATCACCGCGATCACGAAAGCCGCCGGGAAGGTGTTCTACAAATACCAACTCGTCCGGAACACATCCTCCTATACCGAGAACATCGCGTCCACCATCGAGAACGGCACCGTGGTTTATAACCAAGAGTTGCTCGTCACCATCAACAAGATGAACACCTCGATGAGGAATGAAATTTTGTTGCTCGCAAAGAATACGCTGATCGCGGTCGTCGAAGACCAGAACGGTGTTTATTGGTTGCTCGGAC